CGGTCTTACTTTCAACATCACGGTAGGCCCAAAGCTTGCCGTGGCTGTTGCGAGTATTTTCGCGAACCTTATTGCCACTCTTGCCAACATCTTCCTTCAGGTTTCCTAATGAGAAGGTGTAAAATCTTTCTCATATGGGTTGCTATACTGTTGTTATGTATAGCATCCTGGGTGACCGTTGGTTTGATGTTAAACAGGATCATGCAGAGCTGGTCTTACTGATGGTATGGGTTTATCTCATACTCTCAGTATTCGCTGGCTCTGTATTCCTGTTTTCTGGCAGTTACATCGCCGGTGCACTCCTCGTGGTCCTACTTGCAGCAACAGTCATGAGCCTATCAGATGAACTTTGATAGGTTGACTGATTCTAACTAAAGTTAGAATAGCAAGTAGTGATGTGTCGTAAGGCTAAGGAAAGCTGACCTCTATGAGGAGGTGCTTTGAAAAGCCTGACGTCACTCTGGATTCAGATGGCTGAAGAATCGGCCATCTTGTGCCACACTAGCGCCACTATGGACATTAAGACCGTCCATAGGCGAGTCGAACATGAGGGGTTATCGTTTTTAACGATAACCCTACCTGACCTTGGAAAGTCCACCCAAAAGTGGATCGACCAGGGTCACGTGGGAATCAACTCTGCCTTTAAAACAGGCAGAGGAAGGCTCCCTGTATTTTTACAGGGTTTCTTCTCCCAGGTGTTCGACCGGAGCACGGGTGTGTTGCTTGACAATCCTAACATCGAAGCAATTCGTTCCTTACGTCAGCTAACGCTGATGTTTGGAAAGATTGCCCTTCCTTGTACTCCCGCAAGGGAGCACAAGGCGATGCTTAACTTTGTCAAGTGTGAGAAGGAAGTCCGGCAGTCAGATATGAAACTCACTGAGAACGACTTTCAGGAGTTTCAACGTATATCTGATATGCTGTTTCGAGGAGTCTTCACGCAAATGGACAGAGATGTCTATTACGGGGAGCTTCTCCCGAAACATGGTCCTGGATCCGTTGCAGATAAACTTACAGCAAATGGTAAGTTTAAGCTTCGGACTTGGACCCGCCGACTCGAGGAGGTTTTTCCCTCCCACGAGTACTTGATTCCAAATCATCGTTTTTCCGATGAATTGGATCAGGTGTCCTTCCTCGAACCCGGTTCAGAAATGCCTGTGAAGGTCATTTCTGTTCCTAAAACGCTCAAGACACCGAGAATCATCGCCATTGAACCTGCGTGTATG